CACGGGGGCTCTGCCCAATAGCAACTGCGTATGTAGAGGTTTTCCATGGGTACTCCCGCAATTAATGTTGACGAGTCCAATTGGACGGATGGCATTTTCTATGCATATTCCCCGGAAACGGGAAAGATGTATGATTTTGATATCCATCGAGGGCAAGTTGCCTCGATTCGCCACCGGGAGCTTAAACAAGCCGGCGCGTCCAATCCGAAAGATTCGAAAGGATGGCGCCGACCTGCCTCATGGCTACATACGTCTACCAATCGTGCCACCTGTATTCCGAGTTACCACGACACTGTCGGTTATGCAAAATATGACAGTGCCCTTGGTCGGAATGTTTGGGTCTACAATTACTACGTAGACGGTGGTTACGGACTGAGTGCAGATGTCTATGGACTGCCGGATTTTCCGAATGATTTGGAAAATGCGGTGATCAATCAGGCTCTGTTAAAGCTCAAGCAGCAGTCTTCCAAGGGTTTGAACCTTGGAGTGGCTTATGCGGAACGTCGTGAGACGGCCGCCATGCTTGGATCGGCGTGCGGAAAAATTGCTGATTCCGTACGTCGGTTTCGAGGAGCTCGACCCAAAGATTGGGCCAGGCTCGTTAGAAGTGCAGCTGGCCACGGTGAGGGGTATGATGCCCCTGGCGCGTGGTTGGAAACTCAGTATGGCTGGAACCCACTGATGCAGGACATTCAAGATGCGTCTTACGCTCTTGACCATACTGTCAGTACCAAGCCGGTGTTGAATACCATCAAAAGTAGTCAGCAACGTGCGATCCGGGATAAGTATCTCCGGACTACGGGTTACGATAACGACTTCGGTTGGGATTGTGACGTTGTAGGGGAACATCGGTGCAGAGTCAGGCTTGATTATGAGCTTGATTCGGCGTTACTAGCCACTTTCTCTAGTTTGGGTCTTACCAACCCTGCTGAGATTGTTTGGGAGCGTCTTCCTTACAGCTTTGTCGTCGACTGGTTCATTCCTGTCGGCGATTATTTGTCCATCTGGGACGCCACCTTAGGGTGGACGTTCAAAGGTGGTACATTATCTAGGAAGACAAAGGTTGGGGTTACTAGTCATGGTGTTCGTGATAACCTCCACAATACCGGCCGTTATGCCCATCTCATGATGGACAACGGTGCGCAGTGGAACGAACACAGCGAAGGTTATTCTCGCTTCGTTCTGACTAGTTCGCCGATGCCCCGGATCCCATCTTTCAAGGATCCGATCAGCAGCAAACACATAGCAAATGCAATTTCGTTGCTAGTGAATGCTTTCCGTTAACCTCCTATATGTGAGGATTTATGAGCCAACAGGCTGCAGTTACCCTTAACACCGTGGCTTATAGCCCGGCCGGCGTCGAGAACAACGTGGCAACGTGGATTAATCGCGCTGCCAGCTTCTACAAGGGTTTCAAGACCCTCACGCAGAAGTTTCTCGATCCGTCCAACGGTGGTACGCAGACCAAGATGACCTTCTCTTTGGACATCCCGGTCGTGGCAACTGTCGACGGGGCGAACTACCGTGCCGGTGATCTCCTCCGCGTTAATTCTGCGGTGGTGAGCATCTGGGTCAACGGGAACTCGACCTCGGCTGAGCGGACTGACCTTCAGCTTTCGTTGAAGGATCTGGTTGATACGACGATGTTTAAGAACGCCGTCATCAACCTCGACCCCG